GTATAAATCTTTTAACGGCCAACGCTTAGCGAACGACATTCAAAGCCAAATCATCCGCAGCATTAATACAGTAGACCGGGGCGTTAAGAAACGTGATGACCTTTGGGTACTAAATGGCACGGATGCAACTGCTGTATTAGTTGAAATGGCCTTTATCGATAATGAAGAAGATCACGCTATGCTGTCTAATGATTTAGATACTATCGTTCGTGCCATTGCTAGGGGGATTACTGACTACGCAGGAGGGGTATAATGTATGAAAAACTTAAAACTATATCTTCTTCCAATAGGCGCTATTGTATTGCTTTTTTGGTGCTTATTGTTTGCATCTCAATCTTTTGCATCTGGTACATCTTCCACGAACCAAGTGGAAGCAACAATCACGATTCCATTAACACAGTGGAACGAATTGAAAAGCAACAACGAGAAAGCATTGAGCTTAATCGAGACATCCAGCGCTCCATTGACCGAAGTGCAGAGCTTAGTCATGAAGCAAAGGGAAGAGTTGAACGAAGCACACAATACAATATCGACATTGGAAACCGAATTGACGAAAGCCAAAATGCTATCCATGAAACAAGAAGTTACCTTGTCAGAAATGCAGAACTCATTGACCGAATTGAAAGGGCAAATCGACAACGACAAGAGAACAATCAAACGACTACGGATGCAGCGCAACCTATCTCAGATGGTGGGAGCGGGAGCAGTAATCGGAGTAGTGATTCATCGGTAAAGAGGTGATCCAAATATCTCCCTAGCCTTGCGAGGGCGGACGTAAGGCAAGCCCCAGGTAAATACTACCTGGGGCTTTTTGTGTTTGACATCATTTTGACATCAATTTATTAAAAAATATATAGAAATATAGGTAAATAAGAAAATATAAAATACAGTAAAATACTGTATTTATAGGCTTTGTCATTATCTATATAATTAACTCTTAATCAGGGTGTCCAGGGTTCGAACCCCTGGTGGTCCACCAAATAAACCCGCACAGTAGTGCGGGTTTTTCTTTTGACATCATTTTTATCAGGGTACCTTTTGACATCATTTTGACATCAATTAGAATATATTTGAAATCTTTTCTACCACATCGGCTTCCATAATTGGAGTTACATGTGAGTAGGTATCCATCGTTTGTTGATATGAAGAATGGCCAAGCCTCATCTGTACGACTTTAAAGTTTACACCGGCTTCCAATAATAAGGTAGCGTGTGTATGACGAGTATCGTGCATCGTAAAGTCAGGTCTACCGATTGCGGTGGCCAATTTTTTACATTTCAGAGAAACCTTGGCCGGATCACGAGGGCTTCCGAACTTACCAGGGAACACGAGATTGTTATTTCTCCAGTTCGTTGCTTTTAGTCTTCGTTTATCGACGCATGTGCGAAGTTTTAGTAGCTCTGCGATAGTTTTATCGTCAAGCGAAATAGAACGCCTAGACGAGCTGTTTTTAGTTGTTTTAGAGATAGTCGTGACTTCATCGATACGTAAAACTGTTTGATTGACGGTTAACGTCTTTTGTTTTAAGTTGACATCGTCCCAGGTTAAGCCGAGTATCTCACTACGGCGTAAACCCGTAGTAAATGCTAGCTTGAACAGTGCGTGCCATTCGACATCATCGATTTGTTCGAGGAAGGTTTCTACTTCTTCCTTGGATAGTGTTACCATCTCTCGCTTACGCTCTTGCTTGGGCTTCTTAACAAGAGTGGCCACGTTTTTAGAAATTATCTCATCCATGACCGCCTGTTTTAGGATTGCCCTAAGAACGGTTAGCGTGTAACTGATAGTCCTGGCAGATAAGTGGCTCATGCTGTCCATAAGGGCTCTTATATTCAATGCTGATAGCTCAACTAATCGTATCGAGCCTATGAAAGGCACTATATAGGTTTTAATAATATATTGATAAGAGGAGAGAGTATTTTGTGAAATCGTATCCTTTTTAAGTCGGATCCAATACTCACACCATCGCTCGATTGTAATCGTGTTATCGTAGTTAGCGCATTGCGCTAGTGATTCAACGTAAGCATCACGTTCAGCAATAGCAGCTTTCTTGGTAGTGCCATAAAAGTATTTACGCTTACCGTTTATCATCTTCGATACTTGGTAGCGCCCATCGACTCGTTTTTTGGCCATAAAAATAACCTCCTGGGCTTAAATTTGAGTATAAGAAATAAGCCTTAGAGGTTTTATGTGATATAATAGTATTGGAGTAAAAATGAAATACCTCTAAGGTATGTAGTTTTTAGTAGCCCTCACTGCGGTGAGGGCTTATTTTTTTTATCTAAAATACAGAATCTAGTACGTTATCATACCAGTGTTTTTTCTTTTTAGGCTGTTGCACTTCTTCAGAAGGAGCCTGGTGTATCTCATGATCGGCTTGCCATTTTGCTAGTGCGTTTTTAGTACCTTCGTCGACTTTATGTAAGTCGTCCATTTCTTCTTGTGTCATGTTGATAGTACGTTCAAGATATTCCTGTTCGTCTAGTAATTCGGTACTTCCGTCATCGTAATGTACTAGTACTTTAGGACCGTCTAAGGCCTTAAACTCATCGTGAGATACTTCGGTTCTAGCGAATCCTGTAACTGTAACTAAGGCAAGCATAGCAGTAATTAATAAAGTCTTTTTCATGTTAACATCTCCCTTTTTATAACCCCTTATAACACTGATACATAATGATGGTAGAAATCTATATTCTCCAGTTCGGTATCATCAATACATGTCCGACGGACCATTTGCTCTACTAGATTAACGTGATGGTCTAAGTAGAAGTCGTCATTAATAATATGCATTAATTCGTGCTTAATTTCTTCCCTCATACGATCATGAGGGAGGTTTTTGTTTATATAGATATTATGCGTATCTATATCTTCACATTCCTCTGATACAGCGTTGGCATGTGGTAAGTCGCAATAAATCAAATTTACAACCAATATGACACTCTCCCTTGTGTATTATTTGTTTTTTAATTTTAAAAGCTCAATATATTCGACTGCTTTTTCTAAATCTTCCTTACTTATATCTTTAGCGGCAGAGAAGAGCATACGAGCCCCTGGACGTGTGCGTAGGTATTCAGCAAATTCGGCGGCTTCACGGTCGGTGTAATAGCCGTCTGTATATTTCTCTACTAGTTCAGATTTAGGAACGCCAAAATAGTTTGCCAATAGTTCAATTTTATCGATTCTAGGATATGTATTTCCCTTTACCCAATCGGTAAACGTAGTATACTTTAACCCTAAATCAGCACATATTTTGTTGCGATCAATTCCGCGACTATCCATTAGTCGTTGAATATTCTCAGCCATAATAGCCTTGTTGCCTAAATCACTCATAAGAACCTCTCAAATATGGAATATATTAATTAATATACCTATATATTACGACATTTTCGTAATAAAATCAATATTTTACGGAAATTTTACGATAGTTTAAGTTTAGTTTATGGACATTACGGATAAACCGTAGTAGAATGATGACTGTAAACAAGATGTGAGTATCGAGAAAGGAGGTAGCTTATGAAGTATACATTAAAGATGTTAAGGGCTTCAAAAAACTGGTCTCAACTTACGGCATCTAAAGCGATTGGAGTGTCTGTTGATACTTGGGGTAATTGGGAGCGCAAACGCTCTTACCCTGATGTTCCTCACATAAAAAAGATACAAGAAGTATTTGGTGTAACGTATGACGACATTATTTTTTTATAGTTGATTACGGTTAAACCGTTACGGAGGATAGGTTATGAAAGAATTCGTAATCAGAATGTTCGGCGAATCCATTACGGAACGCATGAACGAGTTAGGCATGACTAAGACGGCGCTGATTAAACAAGCTGAAATCTCGATGGATACATTGAACCGAGCTATCAAAGGACGGTCAGTACAAATGTCGACAGTCGTTGGTATCTGCTATGCGTTGTGTGTCGATGATTCTGAAAGTCATGACTTTTGGGAAACCGATTACTACAACCCTAAGTTAGATAGGAGGTAGCTATGAATAAAAAACAATTATTAGAACTAGCTAGTTGTTGCTTATGGGTTTTAGCGATCGGCTTGTCCGCAGGTATAAGT